AAGTAATTACTCAATAGGAGAAATAGCAAATGAGTATTCGTCCACTAACAGAAACTTTAACTTACGATCAAGCAAAGATCAAAGTTATACATGAAGGCAAAGATGAGAATAAACACCATTATATGGAAGGTGTTTTTATTCAAGGTGGAGTAGTCAACGAAAATAAACGTGTATATCCGGTTGATCAAATTCAAAAAGCAGTAGGAACAATTAATGAAAGACTAAAATCAGGTTACTCAGTAATGGGTGAAGCTGATCATCCTCAAGGTTTACAAATAAACATTGATAGGGTCTCTCATATGATTGAATCTATGTGGATGGATGGACCAGATGGCTACGGAAAACTAAAAGTTATGCCCACACCAATGGGAAAGATAGTTTCAACTTTGCTGGATTCAGGATGTAAATTAGGAGTAAGTTCAAGAGGCGCAGGTAACGTAGGCAATGATGGTAAAGTCGCAGACTTTGAAATCGTCACTGTTGATATTGTTGCTCAGCCTTCGGCTCCTGATGCATATCCGAAAGCCATATACGAAGGCTTACTAAATATGCATGGCGGCATGGGTCTATTAGGTCTTAGTCGTGATGCGATGTATGATCGTAAAGCAGAAAAACATTTTGCTAACGAGATTACGAAAATAATAACAGAGCTAAGATTAAAATAAGGAGATTCAGATGGCAAACATTACAGAAATTTTTGGATCCGAAGCACTTTCTGAAGAAGTAAAAACTCAAGTTCAGGAAGCGTGGGAGAAAAAGCTGTCTGAGGCTCGTGAGGAAATCTCTGCAGAACTACGTGAAGAGTTCGCACAACGTTATGAAAATGACAAATCTCAAATTGTAGAAGCTATGGATGGCATGATTACTGACACTTTGAAAAAAGAAGTTGGTGAATTTGCAGAAGACAAGCAAAAACTTGTTGCAGAAAGAGTAGAATACAAGAAGAAGATGAGCGAACATTCAGGTATGTTGACTAAATTCGTTAATGATATTCTAGTACAAGAAGTACAAGAGTTACATGGCGACAGAGACGCACTCAAAGGTCAATTTACAAACTTAGAAGAGTTTGTAGTCAGACAACTCTCCAAAGAGTTAACTGAATTCCAAGAAGACAAAAAAGATCTCGTTGAAAAGAAAGTTCAATTAGTATCAGAAGGTAAGAAAATTATCGAAGATTCTAAATCAGCTTACATCAAGAGAGCGGCAGGTCTTGTAGAGAACGCAGTTACTTCAACACTTAAGAACGAGCTCAATACATTAAAAGAAGATATTAAAGTTGCAAAAGAAAACAACTTTGGTAGAAAAGTATTTGAGGCGTTTGCAGGTGAATACATGAGTTCTTACCTCAACGAAGGTGGGGAAATTCGTAAGTTGAACACTCAACTTACTGATCAGCAGGAAAAAACCAATAAAATGGAAGGTAGCCTAGCTGAGAAAGATGCTGAAATAGAAACAATGGCAACGAAGCTTAAAATAGCAGAAGATAAGATTGTTAGAGAAAAAACTCTTAATGAACTTATTTCACCATTGTCAAAAGATAAGCGTCAAGTAATGTCAGAGTTACTTGAGTCAGTACAGACTGGTAATTTAAAAAAGCAGTTTGAAAAATATCTACCAGCAGTGTTAAATGAAACTACAACATCTGAGAAATCAGACACTGTAGTAATTACAGAGCACACTGGTGATAGAGCTGAAGCAATTAACAATGACGAAAATAATGATATCGTTAATATTAAACGACTAGCAGGTCTAAGGAGTTAAACATGACAGACAAAACTATTACAGAGAACTGGGAAAATACAAAATCTGCTCTGCTAGAAGGACTTGAAGGTCAAAAGAAAGAAACTATGTCAGCAGTGTTAGAAAACACTCAGACATATTTGGCCGAGGCGGCAACAGCAGGTGCAACAGGCGCCGGCAATGTAGCGGCTTTAAACAAGGTTATCCTTCCAGTAATCAGACGTGTGATGCCTACAGTTATAGCTAACGAGATCGTTGGTGTACAACCAATGACTGGTCCAGTTGGACAAATTCACACATTAAGAGTTAGATACGCAGACTCATTCAATTCAACATCAGGTACTGATACTACAGCAGGTGATGAAGCACTTTCACCATTCAAAATTGCTGAAGGTTATTCAGGAGATGCTAACGACAAAGCGGCATCAACTTCAACACTAGAAGGTGTAGCTGGTAACAGACTATCAATTCAAGTGTTAAAACAAACAGTTGAAGCTAAGACAAGAAAGCTATCTGCAAGATGGACTTTTGAGTCAGCTCAAGATGCCAATGCAATGCATGGCCTAGATGTAGAAGCTGAAATTATGGCGGCTCTAGCACAAGAAATCACTGCTGAAATCGATCAAGAAATTATAGGTTCACTAAATTCACTAGCGACAGCGGCGGCAACAGACTTTGACATGTCAAGTGTAACTGGTACACATACGTATATCGGTGACAAACATGCAGTATTAGCCGTGTTGATCAACAGAGAAGCTAACTTGATTGCACAAAGAACAAGAAGAGGTGCAGGTAACTGGGCAGT